CAGACCAATAGCGGCATAGGTACGAAATTGGGTCATGATCTTTCCTTAGAGTAGACGTTCGAAAAGGGCCGCAGCATCAGAGACTTTTCCAGACTTCCTCAACTGCGAATGAGCTTTCTTTACCGTTTCGTCTGCCGCTACCTTTTGAGTCGCTGCATTGCCTGGACGAAGCATCTTCGGCGCTTCACTTACTTTCTTGGTTACTTGAGGCTTCTGGCTCTGTAACTTCGCGTATTGCGCGGCCATATACAGAACCTGAACAGCTCGAGAATCGTAAGCGGTTGCCAGTTCCTGATCGGAAAAACCAATGGACTTGGCAAACTCTCGAACCATCTTCTTGACTTCGGTTCCCTTCTCAGGGTGCGCGTAGTCAGGAATCACCTCCGCAAGTCGCTGCGCTTCACGGTTGACAGCTTGGGCTAGTGCGGCTTGACGCTCGGCGGTTTGCTGTTCTGCAATCCGCTGCCTCTCGGCCTGCACCATCGCAAGTTGCTTCTCGCGCTCTGTGCGCTCGGCTACCTTGACGGCATAACCAATGGGGTCTGTCTCTTTCAACGCCTCGAGATTTTCCCCGGTGTCTTGTTTACTGATGAACTCTTCGATCAGGTTCAGCCTTTGCGCGTAGGCATCCCGCGCCTGCTTTGCCTGCTCTACGGCCATCCTCTCAGCTTCTACAGCTTTACGCTGCTCGGCAAGAGTCTGTGACTTCTTGGTGTAGTCCAGCCCCTTTTGATACCCATCCACCAATTCGTCGAAGGTGACTTCCTTTTCCTCACCAGCGGCTTTCACTCGGAATCGCTGTGGTTCAGGCTCTACCTCTACTTCTTCGGTTTCAAGCACCTCGGGTTCGGACGCCTCGACTTGTTCTGGTTCCTCTTGAGCTTGCGGGGCGGCTTGTTCAGCTTCCGTCGGCTCCATCAGTCCCAAAAACGCGCCTGCGGCTTCGTTTACCGTCATCGAGACATTCCCGGATTCCGGGGCCATGTTCTCAGCCATTTCGTTCCTCAGTTGTGTCTGAAAGCGTCAGACTCGCATCAGAGGATTTTCCACCGCTTCTTGACCATCTGGTCTTCGGAAGCAATTGCGGAAAAGTGCCCCATTATTTCATCAAGTAAGCGAAGTTTCAAATAGGCTCGCTCACGAATGTCTATGTCCATCTCATCCGAATTGGTAATAACACTCATAAGTGTTGACCGGATGGAATCAATCTCCCCAGTAAACCATTCGTCACCGAGGAGCGTTTTAGCCCGTTCTGACTTGTTCAAACTGCTGCGCTCCTGCTAGGAGTTGCCGGAATGGACATTGTTCCCATTGTTGGGCCAAGGAGTCCTGGCAAAGCGAATGCCTGCGGACGAGCGCCGAATCTACCCGCGCCATAGTAAGGCCCGAAGTAATCGTACGAACCAACCAAAGGCATCCCGCCCATCCCAGGCAAACCGCCAAGAGATATCGGGGTGAACTCGCCTCGAGGATAAACGGGGCTGCGACCTCTAGCGATTGCGTCATACGCCGCTTGGTCAAACGGTGCAGCGGTTGATCCACCGCCGCCCAAAGCAGTTCCCGCAAGCCCAAGAAGCCCTAGCGCCAACAGAGGATTAATCGTCGTACTTCCCTCGATTGGGCCTGTAGATGAGCGCGGAACTTCGTATGTGGTGACCGGAACCTCTCCGCGAGGAGTAGTGATTACGGTTGCCGCAGCGGGAGCCAGGATGCTTGGAGTCTCGGTTTTGATAGTGCGAGACTCAACCGGGACGGTCTGCGTAGGAGCAAGCGTTCCAACAGCAGCAGCAGTCGGCGCGGTGGGTTGCGTCTGAGCCGGGATATTTGTGGCCTGGACTGGAACCGTCTGCGTCGGAGCCAACAAACCACCTACAGCGGCAGCAGTCGGGGCGGTTGTTTGTGTGCTAGCAGGAGCAGTCCCGCCTTGGACTGAAACGGTTTGTGTAGGCGCAAGAAGCCCGGTGGCCGCAGCGGCTGGCCCCGTTGGCTGAGTCTGGCTTGGCTGGGTTGTGCCCTGCACCTGAACAGTTTGTGTGCCAGTTGGCGCTGTTGTTCCTGCGGTGGACAGAAGTCCACTAGCCGCACCAGCCAATGAAGGAGCAGCGGTGGCCAACAAACCAGGAGCGGCGGTTGAACCCAAAATCTCCACCACATTCGGGGCTAGCGACGTAGATGCGGCAGTAGTCCCGCCAATGGTAATCCCGGCGAAATCCGAGGCAATTTGTGACGCTGAAGCACCAGCAAGGGCGTCGCTTGCAATAGATGAAGCAGTCCCAGCCCTTACGCCTTGATCCACCAATGCGGCAGCGATTTCAGCCTGAGAAGCCCCAGCCTGAGCTAGATCGGTGGCGGTTTTCGCGGCAGTTTGTACGGCGGTTGGGAACAATTGCTCCAGACCAAAAGCGGCAGCTCCACCCAATGCCGCAGCCTTGAGAGCCTGAGCAAGATCACCGCTATTGGCGAAACTGGTCGTGCCAGCACCAACAGCAGCGGCGGCAGGAGTGCTTAGGAATCCAACTCCGGCAGGGCCAAGGCCAGCAGCGGCTCCTGCGGCGATTGCGGCATTTGCCAGAGTGCCGAGCAGGCGATCTGTCGAGGTCTGCTCAAACTGACTGCTGAGTTCCTCTGTGGCCTGTTGTCCGGTAGGCGTGAACCCAGCAGACAAATATGCGCCAGTCGGAGTCTCAATGACGCCCTGCATCGACCCATCGCCTAGGACGTTGTAATTGATTCCGTTCTGCGTAAAGCTGCCGACGATTGCGTCTGCAAAGCGAGGATCATTGGCTTTCCCGCTAGACGCAAGAACCTCTTGTGCTTTGTTTGCAAGCACATCTTGGGATGCAAACAGTCCTGAGAATCGACTTGCCACAGGAGCCTCCGTTTTTGTGGATAGTAATCCCTCCGGCGCTGCGGAAGATTGAACTTGCTTCTCAACTTGAGCGGGTGTGATGTTCTTTACATCTGCGGCAATTTGCTTCAGAGCATTCCAGTTCTGGTCGCTTTCTGCCCTTGCAGCGGTACGAATCTGCGCGTCTGTGAATCCCTGACCGATCAAATCGTTATAAAGCCGACCCTTCTCTGCATTGGATAGCGAGTCCACATTTGCTGGCAAAGATGGGACTTTTGCCTCTGCGATAACACCCTTGGCTGCGATGTCTTCTGAGATCGCGTCGGCCATTTTCTTGCCGAAATCTGCGTTTGAGTGGACACCATCCAAAAGGTCACCAGTTCCAGCAGAAGTCGCAGCCCTGACATCGGTGAATGAAACGCCTGCGCTCTGAGCGATCTGCTTCAGGCCGTCGTTGATCTGGCTGGCTCGCTTCTCAGCTCCAGGATCGATATATCCAGCGATGTTCCCGGTTTTGGAGTTCTGTGCCCCGTAAAGCTCAGAAACACCAACAATGATCGGAGTGACTCCATTGGCCTTAGCGATGTCCACCATCCGCTGAACGCTTTGGAGAGTCGTCGCAGGGTCTTGGTTTTTGATCGCATCAGCAGCGCCGTAACGGATGATCGCGTATTGAGGCTTGTTCTGCTCAATGTAAGTCTGGAATGCGCCAAACTTTGATCCACCAGCAAGGGCTTCGTTCGAAGTTTCTCCACCAGTTGCAAGGTTTGTGACCTGAATGCCAAGGTTGTTGGAGATCACATCGGCAACCGAATTGCCATACTTGTTGTCTGGATTGCCATCAGCGGTATAGCCGACATACTCGCTCATTGAGTCGCCAAACAGAACGGCAGTTGGGCGGCTTGCCTGCTGAGTTTGAGAAGGCTCAGCTAGCAATGATTGAATTACATTGTCTTGCTGTGGAGTGCCCTGCGGTTGAACATCCAAAAGAGCAGGCTGTGTCGATGCAATTTGCGGAACGACTGCTGGCTCAACCTCCGCAACAACTGGCTCAACACGCGATTGAACAACCGCCTGTTCCGCAGGAGCAATGACAGGAGCCTCGTCCTCAATAACTCTCCATCCGTCTCCACCGGACATTGCATTCACGACAGCCTGTTGATTCAGATCGGCCGTGACAGGCACAAATGGCGTCTCAATAGGACGACTGACCTCATCAGACACAGACGGATAAAACACCTCTGGTGCGCCCAATAGGCTCATTGGAGCCTGGTAAATAGCCTCTTGCAAGGCATACGGGTCAAGCTCTTGCTCGCTCAACAAAGAATCAGGATTCGTGTCCCGAGCACCCAACAATGATTCAGCAGGCTGAAGGCTCTGCGCGATGGACTGAAGCAGCGCCCAGTTGTCATCCCTTGGCGCACCAGCGGCAACCCGGATTTCCTCATCAGAGTAGCCCTGAGCGAGAAGCGAGTTGTAAAGCTGCGCCTTCTCAGTCGGGGTTGCTTGGTAGATCGAAGATGGAATGACGATTGCCATGCTTTACCCCGGAATCTCAATGTTGGAGGAGATGCCTGCGCCGATCTTAGCGGCTTTGAGTTGGACTTCGGCCTCGAACTCTTGGCGCTTCAGCTCCAGTTCAGCCGCAGCCTTCTCTCGTGCGAGTTGAATCTCAGCAGCCGCCTTCTCTCGCTTGGCTTGAATATCGGCCATCGCCTTCTCGCGGTCAATCTCCAACTGGGCCTGAGCCTGCATCATCATCGCTTGGATGGCCGGATCGGGTTGCTGTTGCTGCGGAGGAGGATTACTCAAAGCCTGGTCGATCTCAGGCGTGATCGGCTTGAAGAAGGTTGCCGAGTCCTTGAACCCTGCGGCTTCAATCATCCGTCCCAGAGTCTCGCGGTACTGGCCCACCGTCACCAAAGGATTGGCAGGGCCAAACTGCTGAAGAATCCGCTCCTGCTTGTCCAGGATCATCGCAAGCATCGCCATCTGCTCTTGCTTGTTACCAGTTCCAAGACCGACAGAGATGCTCACATCGTACTGATTCGACCACTCACGGGGATCCATTTGGATGTACTGACCGCGCATCCGAATGATCCGGGGTTTGTCTTGGTACTTGCACAGGAGTTGCAGGATGCCCTTGAACAGACTCTTCACCCCGGTCTCAGCGAAGTTCCTGGCGATGAGTTCCATCTTGCCAGCAGAGGCGTTCTGGAACGCAGCCACAGCCGTAGCGGTGACGTTCTGTAGGACATTGGGATCAAGACCCTGTGTGGCATCCGACACACCCGTGCGCTTGGCCTGGACTGCATCCAGGTACTCGAGCATCGGGAAGGCTTGATTCGCCACAGGCTGAACCGCCATCGGAACCACCGCATTGGGGTTCTTCATCCGAATCACACCACCAGGCGTGGGAGAGATGAGATCGTCCAGGTTTACCTGGCCATCCACCGCGCCGACTCGGTAATTGTTCGTCAGATACAGGTTATCCAGCATCTGCCGAGTGATAGTGGACTTCTGAAGCTGCAAGTCCATGACCTTATCCGCGAGGGACAGGCCATAGAACTTGTGCGGAACAGGGATCGGGCAGAGGCTATGGAAAGGAATGTAATCCGTTTCCGTTTCCTCAAGAATCTCGCTGCCTGCATACCAAACCTGGAGAAGCTCGGCCAGACCATCACCATCACGGTCTGCGCGGATGTAGCACTCGTACACCTCCACATCCTGCATGGTCGGGTCGAGGCTTTCGTCTTGGCTAGGCTGTTCGCCTTCAGAGTACCGAGCCACTCGCTCAGGAGAGAAGCTCAAGTCATCATAGGCCGGGAGATCGCGGACAACCTCTTCCGGGAAGCCCATCGCTACCAGGTCAGACCGAGGCATCAGTCGACGGTGAGCGACAAAGGGTGAGTCCTGGATCGTTGTGGCCTTCTTGGAGATCAGGAATTCCTCGGGAGGAATATTCTGAATCGCCACCCGTCCGACTTGGTTCTTCTTCTTGACCTTGACGTTGTAAGAGACTTGGGTGATCTGAACACCGTCCATCCCGATTGCGGGAGTTCCGTCGATGTTTGTGATCTGGGTCACAAAAGTCTCTTGTTCGATGATCTCCCGAGTGCCATCTTGCAGTAGAAGCGCAAGCTCCGCATCGCTCAGGTTCTCGTAGGTCTCCTTGATAACGTCAATCTTGTTATCCCAGTAAGCCTTGACGATACCAACCTTCTCAAGCAGCGCATCCTTGAACCAGTCGTGCAGGATGGCGAAACCAGGATTGTCCTTGTAGAACACCCAGTTTGAGTAGTCCGTGGCTTGATTCGCGCCCTGCTCATCACCGGGGCCGACAGGCTCATAGCGGATGATGTCATCCGAGGCGGTGAAGATGCGGATCAGTTGAGGAATCGCGCCGTCAATGACCTCTGCCACCTCTCCGGTGACGATCTGGCTGCGGCCCTCTACCTCGTTCCCGTAAGGGTAACGAAGGTAATACTCAAGTGACCGGGTTCTCTGCTCGGTTGTCTCCGTCTGGAGATACCCGATCGCTCCATCGATTTCGGCCTCGAGCAGGCTTTTCAGGCTTATCTGATTCATGCTTTTCCTCTAACGCTTTGATGCGGCGTTCTAGCTCCGCGAGTTTGGCGTTGATGTTGCCTTGAGGCTGTACCCACATTAGACCACCCACCTTGTGTTAACGCTAATCGGCTTGCTCCAGTCGCCCTGTTCGTGAATCCCGATAGCAAAGTATCGGAACGCATCGGACGAATGAGAGGCCCAGTCGTGTAGCGGTGTGTCAAAGAATACGTTTCTCTTCTCGTCAAAGTTGCGCCGATAGTTCCTGAGCGCGTCTAGACCCTGCTTCACCTTCGGCACATTAAACCAGCACTTCGGGAGAATGCGTCTGACGCTCTGGATTCCATCTGCAACTGACAAGCGCGGAGCAACCGTTATTTGTAGCCCTGCCTCTTGCAGCATTTCCTTTCTGCTGCGTCCAGTGCCCAATTCTCGCACTTCTACGTCATGAGGCAAGATGTGTTCGGCTGTATGCCACTTATTCTCTCTGAGCCAGTTCACATACCAATCTAGCCCTTGGCCGTGGTTTTCCACGAAATCCATCACTCGGTACTCTTGGCCGACCACCTGAACCACCCAGATGGCGGTGGTGTCAGACATCCCCAAGTCCCAAGCGGTGAATGTCCGGGTCAGATCGTCCCGGTCAATGTTCGTGAGCCTGCCCTTCTCCTCCAGGTCGTTTATCAGCGCCCCGTAGTAAGAGCCCTCAACAGCGGCATGGAAGGAGCATTCGAACTCCTGGTTGTACTTGTCCTGCCCCATCTCCCGCCTAGCGGCATGAAGTTCTGTCTCAGGGATCAGGTGGGTCTGGGAGGCTTTGAACTCCAGTAAGCCCCAGTCTTCCTCTTCCTCGGCCTGATCTCTCAGGTCTTTGAAGTGGTTTGATCCCTTTGGGGTTCCCAGGAACAGCGCCCAGCCCAGACGGTCTGACAGCGCAGGACGAACAATGTCAGTCCAGATTCGCGGGTCTTGGTCGGCAATCTCGTCAATGATGACCCCATCGAAGTATTGGCCCCGGAGGGAGTCAGGATTGTCTGAGCCGTAGAGCTGGATTCTGCGTCCCCAGAAGTCCGTGCGGAGTTCCGAGATGTTCGGGGTCGCCCCCAGAGGCTCTGTGTATTTCAGCAGATAGTCCCAGGCCACCCGCTTTGCCTGCCCATAGGTAGGAGCGATGTAAGCATACCGGGGGGCTTCCTTACGGTTCTCCACCGCATCCCGAATGATGTGGTTCAGAGCGGCAACGGTCTTCCCCATGCGTCGGTGAGCCACCACCACCCCAAAGCGGTTGTCCCGCATCATCTGATGGATGGCGAGTTGTGGCTCTCGAGGAGAGTACGGGATTACGATTTCTCGTTTGCCCATGAGACCATCATCTCAATCGGAGTTCCGTTCTCGCCAGTAACCTCAGTACGGGCCAGCTTTGGAATGTGGTACTCAATCGCTCTGAGATACAAATCAGCGGCTTTTGCAGGATCAGGCTTTACTTTGTCCCCATCACCCATTGCGACGGTATTAAGCCATTCTGCGAACTTTGGCGCGTTTTGCTCTGCCACCATTGAGATCATCTCTCTGACGCCTTGAGTGGCTTTATTGACCGATCCCTTGGGCCTTCCTGGGCCTGCTCCTGGCAGATTGCCGAAGTTTGAGTTAGTTTGTTTATTCATGTTTCCGACTCCTTTCGGGCCATCGGGCGTAAGTTAAGTTATCTCAATCTTACTTCTTTTTGTTTCGCTCAGAAATAGCCTTTGCCTTTGCTTTGGCATCAGCCTTACTGTTTGCTCCCCATGCCTTTAGGCTCAGAAGGAGTCTTGTGGGTTCGCCGTTCTTGTACTCTGGCCCCGGCATATTGCCCATCCTTGCTAAGAAAGATGCGCGTCTAGGGTTATCCCCACTCTTTACCGGGGGCTTTAGGTTAGAACCAGGGTTTTCCCGCTCATAGGACTTTCGGCCCTTTTCATTGAGACCACCCTTGGGGTTCTTCCCCTCTTTGCGAGACCAGGCGGCGCTCATTTCTTTGCCGTCTTGGCAGCAGCCTTGAAAGCAGCAGCAGTCGGCGCTCCCTTGGTTCCAGGCTTTCTCATCCGCTCAGGAGTCTTGCCTGCGGCCTTCTGGCGCTCGATGCGCTCACGCTTGGCGTGGATGTTGGCGTAGAGACCTTTCATTTCTTTTTCATCGCTTTCCGAGCTTCGCTCATTGCGATCGCGGTCGCTTGGGCGCGGCTCTTGACAACGGGGCCACCCTTGCCAGAGTGCAGTTCACCCTTGCCATACTCGCGAAAAACTTTAGCTATCTTCTTCTCGCCCTTCTTCGTCATCTTCATACTCGCCCTTTCGTGCGTTGTACTTTGCCATTTGAAGCATCTGCTTGCGCTTCTGAGTCATCTTGGTGATCGGGCCACCCGTCAGCCATGCGCTACAGGTTCTGTCTGCTGCACACTTGAACTCGAACAGCTCACAGTAACCCAGATCAGCCGCCTCGACAACCTCGGGAGCATAGGTCTCATCGTCGGATTCTTCTTTCTGAATCCCTCCGGTGATGCAACCCATCATCTCAGGCGTTTGAATGAAAGCAGCGCAGTTCCCGCACCTCATCGACTCAGCGATCTCGGGAGTGGTGTTCCATTCCTCTGCGCGTTCGTCCCAGAAATCACCCGGATTTTCGGGATTGGCAGGCCCGTAACCGTACTCCTCGAAGGCGTGGTTACGGTTCTTGAGGTTGACCTCTGTGTCCTGGGTGGCGATGGGACACTTCATTTCTTCATCGCCTTCTGCATCTCAATGGCTTCGTAGCCCTTGCCGAACTCGTCTGCCATCTTGTAAGCCTTCATGGGCTTCGTTTGATGGTATTTGCGCTTGTTCTGATTGAGATACTTTTGCATCTCTTCCACAGTCTTCTTTTTCATCATCGCTCCAGAAAAAAAGGGGCACTATGGCCCCACCCCGGCAACTGCG